TGCATGGTGGTAAATATATGTCCGATAAGAAGGATAAAGGAAAGGGCATAGGTGTAATGATTGCCGTAGGTCCAGTAAAGAAGAAACCAAAGAAGAAAGCCCCCGTTAGGAGAACCAAGAAGAAGGCGTAGTCCTTATGAATAGAAAGCAACGTAGAGCTAAAGCTAAAGAAACAAAGAAAGAATACAATCCGCTAGAAAATTCAAACGACCAGCCTTTTAAGGATCATATGCTTCATATGAAGGAAGCACATGATATTGGGCATCTTCTATGGTTACTTAATACAGGGCGTCTTGCACTTCCATACCATAATCATCATGAGGAAGCATTAAATTTAAAACTTCCTTTTGATATTATTTCAAAAAATTACTACGACACAAATCCTAACATTGTAGTCATAGATGATTTTTTAAATTTAGAAGCATTACAAAAACTAAAAGATTACTGTCTTGAGTTTCCATTTTGGAATACAATTTATGGCAGAGGGTACTTAGGTGCATTTAGACAGAATGGATTTACGCCACAAGTTTTAGAAACGTTATCTCTGGAAATGGTGCAGAATATGCCAGAGATATTTAATACTCCTAATAAACGAAACTTGGGGCAAATGTGGGCATTTAAATATGAGTCCAAGTGCCCCGGTATTGATGTACATGCAGACTTTGCTGCTGTCAACGTGAACTTCTGGATTACGCCTACAGAAGCAAATGCAGACTACGATAAAGAAAAGGGTGTAGGTAAAACAGGAGGTATGTGGATTTGGGATGCTGGCGCTCCTCCTGATTGGGACTTTATTAAATACAACGGCGACGACAAGAAAGAGGTTATGAAGTATCTGGAAAAGCAACAGTCAAAGGCTGTATATATTCCATATAAATATAATAGATGCGTTATGTTTGATTCTAATCTATTTCATAAAACAGCAGATGTAAATTTTCTTCCGGGCTTTGACAACAAAAGAATAAATGTAACTATGCTGTTTGGTACACGAGAGAATGATGGTAATGAGCCACAAGATATGTTAGAAACTTCAGCATTAAGAAAATTAACTTCTAAACGTGTTATTGAAAACATAGATTTAGATACAGGAAATATAAAGTCTTCAATGGAGGAAGTTGCGTAATGGCCCCCGCTACCGCATCTGAAGTTCATACTGAACTTAAAGCACACGAACGAGAATGTGCTGTGAGAGCAGAGGCTACACAAAGGCAGCTTGACTCTCTAACAAGTAGAATACGGCGACTTGAAGCCATTATTATGGGATCGACGGTAGCAGTTATTCTAGGTATAGTTACTCTTATGTGGAAGGTACTACAATTACCAGTATGAAACATTATGCAAGTACATCCTTTCTATGGTCGGAGCTAGCATGTAAGTGTGGTTGTAGAAATATATACATACAAGATGAAGCGATAGATAAACTACAAAAGGCAAGAGATATTATTCAGACTCCTCTAATTATAAACAGTGCGGCGAGATGCCCACTACATAATGCAAAGGTAGGTGGAGCACCAAAAAGTCAACATAGAGCTACTAAAAACAGACCTTCTACTGCTTTTGATATTTCATTACGTGGAGTGGATAAAGAAGAATTAATTGAAGCAGCTAGACTAGCAGGATTTAAAGGATTTGGCATAAACTATAATACCTTTTTACATGTAGATAATAGAAAGTTTGCAGCGGTCTGGTAGAAGGAGAAAAATATGTTTGAAATTATAGCTTCAGTATTATCAGGCGGCGCTACAGGAATTATTGGTAGTGCTATTGGTACGGTTGGAAGGTTTCTTGAAAAGCGTCAAGAGCTAAAACAGATGAAGCTTGAGTTTGATCAAGAGCTAGAGCTTCAGCAGTTACAGATTACTGCACGAAAAGATGAACTAGAAAGTGAACATGCCATAGTTCAAACAAAAGCAGATTCGGACATTAAGACTGCTTCTTATGCTCATGATGCTTCATACGGTCCTGCTACACCTATTATTGCCTCTATACTAAGATTTGTACGACCTGTTCTTACATTTGGTCTACTAGGGTTCACGGGATACATTTTCTTTAGCATACAAGAAGAACATACAATTGTACGTGAACTATCAAATCAAATTATGTTTTTAACCACTACAGCAGTGGCATGGTGGTTTGGAGATAGGAGCTTACGCAAGTGAGAGAACTTACAACTAAGCAACAGACATTTCTAAAGGTGCTCTTTGATGAAGCTGAAGGAGACTATACCAGAGCAAAGCAAATAGCTGGTTATAGCGAAACGACAAGTCCTTCCGAAGTTCTGCGTTCCGTGAAGGACGAAGTACTTGAGCTTACAAAAGAGTATCTTGCAATGAATGCTCCACGAGCAGCGAGAGCAATGATTAGTGTTCTTGATCGTCCTTCTGAATTAGGCAATCAACACAGACTTAATGCAGCTAAAGAACTACTAGATCGTATAGGTATTCATAAAACAGATAAAGTGGAAGTTAGTACTCCTAGTGGTATTATGCTATTGCCGCCAAAGGACACGGCTCATGGCGTATAAAAAAGGAGACTATGCTAAATATCATAAAAGCAAACGCATGAAAATTGAACGTGCAGCTAGAAATAAAAATAGAAAAAAAGCAGAAAAAAAAGGAAAAGTAAAAAAAGGAGATGGCAAACACATAGATCATAAAGATGGTAATCCAAAAAACAATGGCCGTAAAAATTTAAGAGTTGTATCCGCTCGTAAAAATAGAAAAAAACAGTAATGTTAAAAGTAGGATATTTTAAAATGCCCGATCCCGTAGGGCTAAAAGATGACAATGAATGGTTGACAATTCCTAGAATTAGTAGAACCATTCCTTTTGGATATAAAGTGCATAAAGAGGACGAAGATATTCTTGTACCTATTGTTGAAGAACTAGAAGCATTAGAATTAGCCAAAGACTATTTAAAAGAGTATTCATATAGAGAAGTAGCGGGGTGGTTGAGTGACAGAACAGGACGAGAAATTTCCCACATTGGCCTTAGAAAGCGAATCCAAAAAGAAAAGCAACGGAAGAGTAAGGCAACAACATATAAAACATGGCTTAAAAACTATCAAAAAGCCCTCGAAAAACTTGAAGAAATTGAGAGCAAGCGTATCGGAGCGAAAAAAGAAACAGAAAGAACAGAAGCCGCCGAAGCCTGAAGTTGTTGTACGTGAAACTGCAGAGATTGCTTTTGAAGAACAGCACAATGTTTTATTTAAACCTAATCCTGGGCCGCAAACAGATTTTCTAGCGGCATCAGAAAGAGAAGTACTATACGGTGGTGCAGCAGGAGGAGGAAAGAGCTACGCTATGTTAGCTGATCCTCTGCGCTACTTAGGACATCCACAATTTTCAGGACTACTATTACGTAGAACCACAGAAGAATTAAGGGAACTAGTTTGGAAATCACAAGAATTATATCCCAAGATTATTCCGGGCATAAAGTGGTCGGAACGAAAGATGCAGTGGACCTCCCCTGCAGGTGGAAGATTGTGGCTGTCATATCTGGATAGAGATGATGATGTACTCCGCTATCAAGGGTTGTCTTTTTGTTGGATAGGCTTTGACGAACTTACGCAATGGCCCACAGGATTTGCGTGGGATTACCTTCGTTCTCGTCTGAGGTCCACTGCATCTGATTTACCAGTTTATATGAGGGCAACTACAAACCCTGGTGGTGCGGGACATGTTTGGGTGAAGAAATATTTTGTTGATCCTGCTGTTGCAGGAAAAGAGTTTTGGGCTACAGATGAAAATGGAAATACTCTTGTATATCCATCAGGACATTCAAAAGAAGGGCAACCCCTTTTTACAAGAAAATTTATTCCAGCAAAATTATTTGATAATCCTTACCTTGCTGAAAGCGGTGACTATGAGACAATGCTTTTGTCATTGCCAGAAAGCCAACGCAAAAGACTATTAGAAGGTAATTGGGACGTAGCAGAAGGTGCAGCATTTCCAGAATTTGATAGAACTTTACATGTTATTGAACCGTTTGATATACCAAAAAATTGGCCTAAATTTAGAGCTTGTGATTATGGTTATGGTTCTTATAGTGCTGTTTTATGGTTTGCCGTTGCACCAGATGGGCAATTAATTATTTATAGAGAATTATATGTATCTAAAATGCTAGCTAAAGACTTGGCAAATAAAGTCTTGTATTTAGAAGAAGAAGATGGTACAATTCTTTATGGCGTATTAGATAGCTCTTGTTGGCATAGAAGAGGAGATACAGGCCCAAGTCTTGCAGAACAAATGATATTACAGGGATGTCGCTGGCGACCTAGTGATCGAAGTGCTGGAAGTCGCATTTCAGGAAAAAATGAAATACACAGAAGGCTTCAAATTCAACAAGATATAGATGAAGATAATACTCCGGGAATGGTTGTTTTTCATAATTGTATTAATCTTGTTTCACAATTACCTTCTATTCCTCTTGATCCCAAAAATCCTGAAGATGTAAATACTAAATCAGAAGATCATCTCTATGACGCTTTACGTTATGGAGTAATGAGTAGACCCCGGCGAGGAATATTCGATTTTACAATTGAGCAAATGTCAGATAGATACGCTCCATCTGACGCAACCTTTGGATATTAAAATATGTCAGATCAAAACTTTGAAGAAACAAATCCTTTAGTTTTAGATGAAAAAACAAAAGATGGTGAACTTTCCCAATTAATTTCGTTTATTGAAGGAAGGTTTAATAGATCAAAAGATTGGCGTCGATTTGATGAGGAACGGTGGCTACAGTCTTACAGAAACTACAGAGGTTTATATGGTCCCGATGTACAGTTTACAGAGGCAGAGCGTTCTCGTGTATTTATTAAAGTTACTAAAACTAAAGTACTAGCTGCGTATGGACAGATTACAGATGTTCTTTTTGCTAGACAAAAGTTTCCTTTAAGTATTGAACCTACAATATTACCAGACGGGGTAAGTGAAGCAGTTCATTTTGATCCTAAAACTCCTCCAGAACAAGTAGAGGAGGAAGAAGCAAAAAGCCCTTATGGTTTTCCTGGCGACGGGCAAGACTTGGAAGCAGGAGAGACACTAAATAGTTTACAGGAAAAGAAAATTGAGCTTGGGCCGTTAGAAGAAAAACTTTCAGGTATTGAAGGACTAGTTGAAGGAGAAGGACTTACACCTTCGGCAGCAACATTCCATCCAGCTATGGTAGCTGCAAAGAAGATGGAAAAACAGATTATGGATCAGCTAGAGGAGTCTGGTGCCAGTAAACATCTTCGCTCATCTACGTTTGAGTGTGCCTTATTTGGTACAGGTATTAT